AAGGTGAACGCTTTCCTCGAAGATGCGGACGCTTCGGACGCAACGATCAACCGCTGGAAGGAGATCGAATCGTTCCTTGCGGGCATTACCGACACGGAGACGCTTACCGGGTTGCTGGCCGAGAACCTGCAATCGGCGAAAAGTTATGCGGACACGAAGGTGTCGAGCGGTACGGCAAACATGGTAACGATGTCGGCGAATGCCGGGGCTGCGGACCGGGTGCTGATTTCGGCCGGGACGAATAAAACGGCTAAGGATTCGGGGGTGGCTATCGGAGACTTGGCGAAAAAAGACCTCTCGAATGTGGGGGAAGAAAACCTGAGGAGCAAGGGCGTACACCCGGAAAGGGTCATAGAAATCGGACATGGTGAAGACGGTAACATAACTGTTACGACAGATCTTGCCGACGTAAGGACCTTTATGGAAGATGCAGGTACGTATAAGGACCCGATTTACGTGAGTGATGGATTTAAGTTGCTCCCGGCTTCGGCTATTGTCAGCAACGACTCATACTATCTTGTATTTTTGGATAGTAGCAGTCTCGGCGCAGAAATCTATTCCTTGTATTTTGTGAACGATGATGATTTTTCTTTGAGGTCTCAAAAGAGATATGCCCTTTCGGATTTCCTGACCGGTGTTCCGGTTGCGACAGGTTCGGCCCTCGGCGGCGTGAAGAGCGGCGGGGACATCACCGTAGGCTCGGACGGGGCGGTTAAGGTGAACCAAGCCACGAAAGCGACGCAGGACAAGAACGGGGCGGACATCGCGGCCACTTATCTGAAATCGGCGGCAGTAACGGACGTAACGGAGTATGCGGAGATAACGATTTGAGAAACTCGGCGGGCGGGGTTTCCGTCTGCCTTCAATACTTGAAACATGGCAAGGATAAAGAAACTGAAAGAGAACGGGAAGACGGTGTACCCGGCGACGATATGGAACGCGGTGGTGGACCCGACCACGGGCATGACCCTGAAACAGCTTGTTGCCGAACTCACCGACGCGCTCAACCGAATAGACGCCTCGACGCTACAAGGGCACGGGATCGTTACGGCGGGGGAACTCGACCCCAAAAACAAGATTCCCGTCGTGGGGAATGACGGGGTCATGGAGATAGGCCGGTATCTCGACTTCCACATGGACGGGTCGAAGGAGGACTACAACATACGCCTGCGGTGCGACACGACGGGGAAGTACCAGCACTACCTGCCCGCAAAAACGGGTACGGTGGCCCTGACGAGCGACATTTATGAAAATATCCCGGATAGAATCGGTGTAGGTACTACGGCAGGTGATGAAAATGATTATGTGGAACATGATTCTCTCCAAGTATTCAAAGCGGCTATCGATAACAAGAATTTCCCGGTTATAAGCGTTGCCGGAGAAAGAACAGATGGACAACAATGCTGTTGGCAATTGTGTATAGACCCTTATACTGGAGCACTCCGATATCGATACGCCCTTTCCGGTTCAGGAGGAAGATTTACATTTAGTGCGTGGCGTAATATCGGATAAAAACAGCATGCCATATGTTACGAATCACACTCTTGTCAAATGAATTAAAAGACTTATAGTCATGAAGAAAATCTTAAACCGGGTTCTGAGATATATAAAATCGAAAGATATTTATTACTGGTTTGCACTCGTCCTTTTGGTCGCTTTACTGTGTGTTATACTTCCTGATGTTTTTAACGCATTGGCTTCTAATTCATAGAATTATGTACGGATCACACAACAGCCTGACAGGCTATAAACCGATGAAATGGTGGGGACGGCTATTACAACCTTTCGCCCGCTGCCAGCGAACGGCCGTCGAGGAACAGATAGAGGGCGGGGCACGGGCATTCGACCTGCGTGTACGCTTCGGTAAGGGCGGCCTCGTAGCCTGCCACGGATTGGTCGAGTACAAGGCCGATGTTCCGGCCGTTGTGGCAAGGCTCGAAAATGCAGGGTGCTGTTACCGCATAATCCTCGAAAACGTCATGGGCGGACGCTGTGTGTCGGCCGACGACCTCGACCGGCTCAAAGCCATGTTCATCGACAGGAAACACCCGCACTGCCTCTATGTGAGCGAAAAACGGTCGTGGAACACGACCCACAACCCGCATTGCAAGATACGCCCGGGTGAGCAGAACCGGCACGGCGGAACGGGGTGCATCATTCCCCGCCTTTGGGTTCGGAAGTATGGACGCGACCGATTCCGCCACTCGCTGAACTTGAAGTGTGATGCCGATATGATATACTGGTACGATTTTGTATAGGAGAGATATATAATGGACAAAATATTCAACTGGGAACAATGGCGCATCATCGCCGTGTCGGCCCTCAGCCCCGTGCTGGCGTTCCTCACCCCGACGAAAGGTTTCGTATTCGCCCTTGTTATCATGTTCGCCTTCAACGTGTGGGCCGGCATGAGGGCCGACGGCGTATCCGTCGTCCGGTGCCGTAACTTCTCTTTCAAGAAGTTCAAAAATGCGTTGGCCGAATTATTACTTTATTTGATTATCTCGGAAACGATTTACTCCATTATGTTGAATTGCGGGGACGACACGGCCGCACTTATCGTGATGAAGTCGCTCACCTACGTCTTCATGTACGTCTACGTGCAGAATGCCTTCCGCAACCTCATTCATGCCTACCCGACGAACAAAGCCCTGCGCATCATTTATCATGTGATACGCTTCGAGTTCAAACGCGCCCTGCCCGAAAACGTGCAGCGCATCGTCGAGCGTGTCGAACGAGAACACGGCGAGGAGATAAACGAAGAATTTACCGATAAAAACAAGGAGACAGAAAAATGAAAATACCTTTCTTCTCCGTCAAAGAACTGGTGTGCAAGCACGTCTACGAACGATACGGCGAGAATGCCGCCATGTTCCTCGATGAGAAACTCATCGAGACCCTGAACGTGATACGGGAGCAAATCCTATGTTCCCCCATGACGGTAAACAACTGGCATGCAGGAGGTGATTTTACACAACGAGGTTTGCGATGCAACATCTGCGAACTGGTAAAAAACAAGACCGATGCAGGGCGGTTGTATCTTTCGGCGCACATGTTGGGAAAAGCCGTCGATTGTAGCGTCGAGGGCATGACGGCCGAAGAAGCCCGCCGGCACATCATCGATAAACAAGAACTCTTACCGTACCCCATTCGATTGGAGGACGGCGTGTCGTGGCTGCACATCGACGTGTACGACAACGGGAAAGGGGAAAAGGTATATCTTTTTAAAGCGTAGGTATGAAAGATGACAGGATTCCGGCGATGATAGCTGTAACGATATTTGTCTTTATCGCTATCGTGATGCTGCTTTTCTCGTCGTGCCGGACGGGTCGGCAGGTCGTAGTAGTGGAGGCACGGGACAGCGTGCGGGTAGAGGAACGGATAAGGGAGATAAAAGTAACGGACACTCTTTTTGTGGAAGTTCCGGGGCAAAAGGAATCGACGACGGTACGGGATTCCGTCTCCCACCTCGAAAACGATTACGCGGTAAGCGATGCCCGCATCATGGCCGACGGCTCGCTGTACCACTCCCTCGAAACAAAAGCGCGTACCGACACTATTACAGGGGAAGTATCGGTACAAGCGAAAGATTCGATTATTTATCGAGAGAAGGTCATACCAAAAGTCGTTACCGTCGAAAAAGAATTGAACTGGTTTGCAAAAATGCGGATATGGATTGGCAATGTCATGCTCGTACTCATCGCCGGAGCCTCCATTTGGGCTGTTGCCCGGTTTACATTGAAAAAATAGACCGCTAAAACGTGGGGGATAAAAAAAGCCCCTCCGTTTCTATATGATATTATACCACTAACACAAATAGAATACCGTTACCGGAAGGGGGAGGGGCTTGTTAAGCCTTACTATTTTCAGTAACGGTATTTCTTTCAGAAAATTGTGTTAGTGGTAGGGCAAAGATATATAAAAAATAAAATAATCAAGCGATGAAAGAAGAAATCTTTGCCGAACTTGTAAAAATAGTAAGCCGTGAGACGGAGATAACCCGTGAAATGATTGTCTCGAAATGCTCAAAGGCAGAAGTAGTCGATGCCCGTTATATCCTTGCCCGCTTGTTACATGACGCGGGTTTTTATAAATCACAAATAGCGGAAAGGCTTCGTTTGTCCCGGCGATCCGTGTTCGTCATATTGGGAAATTTCGATGATCGGTTGAGATACAACCGCATGATGCGCATTTCTTACGAACGTATACGGAAGATCCTCGGAAATGATAGTGAAGAAGGTTTGCAAATACATTGATTTATTTTTGAAACAACTGTTTTACAGATAGTTATATGTTGGATAGCTTTGTTTTGTCCGGCAATAGTGTCGGTCATAACATAAAAACAACATATATATGGAATCAAAAACAGTAATTTACACACCGGAGTCAGGTGCAGCCGGTAGTGGAGCAGGAATGCTGGGCATGTTGGCCCCATTGTTGCAGAAAAGCGGCCTTGATCCGAACCTGTTGCTTGCACTGAACCGTAACAACGGCGGTTTCGGGGGCGAAGGCGGTTGGTTCATCTGGGTTATCTTCTTGTTCTTCCTCATGGGCTGGGGAAATGGCGGTTGGGGTAACGGTTTTGGCGGCAATAATGCCAACGGACTTCCCAACATCATCAACAATGATGCCGGTAGAGAACTCTTGATGCAGGCGATACAGGGTAACGGAAACGCGATTTCGCAACTGGCTTCGACCTTTAACTGCTCAGTCGGCCAGATACAGCAATCGATCAACGGAGTAATGAATCAGTTACAAAGTGTGGGTAACCAAGTAGGTATGAGCGGGCAGCAAGTCATCAATGCCATTCAGGCCGGCAATACGGGCATTGCCCAACAGCTCGCCGACTGTTGCTGCGAGAACCGTTTGGCGATCTGTAACCAGACGAATACGCTAACCAACACGATGAATGCCAACACACAAAACCTGAAAGATGCAACGTTGGCACAGACACAGGCCATTCTTGCCAAGCTCGATGCAGCCGAAACCCGCGTATTGCAAGACAAGATCGACGCGGAAAGAGCCAAAAATGCGGCATTGACAACCCAACTTTCACAAGAACATCAAAACGCCTACTTCGCACAGGTAACCGCACAGTCGATAGCACCGGTAAACAATGCTTTGACGGATCTGAGTTCCCGTCTTGCCAAAATAGAGTGTAAACAACCGGAAACAGTAACAGTGCCATACAGCCCGATAGCAGCAGTTCCCAACTGTGTCGCTTATCAATACGGTTTGTACGGCGGTTTCAATCCCTATGCGGTCGGAAACGGCTTTTGGGGATAAAAGAAAGGAGGCTATCATGGCAACGTATCCTTTCCAATTTGTAAACCGCAGAGGTTCGGCTGCGATAGCCACGACCGGAGTAAACGTAAGCGCAACAAATGTCGTATATACTTTCTCGAACCATGCTTTTGTGAATGCGTGGTACCGGGGGACAATATTTATCGACATAGCCCAAGCCGTACCGACGGGAACGACAGGAACATTACCCGTCCTTTTCGAGACGAACGGCGTAACGCAGGCGGTTACCAAATACAACGGCGAGGCATTGACAGCCGCCGACATACCGGGCACCGGCGTGTACGAGTTTTGGTTTGACAAAGCGACCAACACGCTGCAAATAATGACCGGAGTAGTCTAACCCGACAGCCCCTAAACCGGGGGCTGTCTTAAAAACAAAAAGAAATGTTTGGAAATATAAAGCAAGGCAACATCGTCTATGTCCTTATCAAAGGAGAAAAACCTGTTGTGAAAATAGGTCAGGTCGAATCGACGACGAATCCGACACCGAAATATCCGACCTACAACCCCTCGCAACCCTTCGGAACAACCCCGGAGATGCTGATCGATGTCAAGGTCAAGTGCGGGGAAGAAGTCTTGGAATTTCAGAAAATACCGACCAATCAGGAATTGTTTTCCTACCCGAACGCTGTCATTTCGGACAAGAAAGAAGCCATTTTATCGGAGGTAGAATCGATGATGCAGGCCAGCCGTCAAATCGTCGATAGCATTCCTTATCATCAATCGGTTGTGGAAAGTTGCGATGAAATCTTGAAGCAATTGAACCCTCAATTTGCCAAAGAGAAGCAGCAGGAGGAGAAAATCACCGCGCTTGAAAGCATGGTCGGCTCCTTGAAAAACGACATCGGCGATATAAAGAACCTTCTTTTGAAGCAGAGCCAAACGAGTAGTAGTAAAACCACAAAATAAAACGATTATGGGAATGCTGGAAATAAGCGAAAGAGGGCACGAACGCCGTCAGGAAGGCGGCATAGGCCGTGCCATAGGCAACATCATGGAGAGCTGGAAATGTCTGCAAGAAGATATGGAGAGCCTCTTCGATGAGATGGAAAACATGGGAGAACGCGGCGGCTCATACGGAGGCGACTGGTCTTCTATGGGTTATCGCGGCGACGACGATTATTATCGCGTTCGAGGCGATATGGAAGAAAGAATGGGAGAAAGACGTGGTGTGAAAGGCACCGGCCGATACTCCCGCTATCGTTAAACGAAGAAAGGGCGGATAAAAACCGCCCTTTCTCAAAAAAAAGAAAAAATGGACAGAAGTTTCGATATATACGACCGAATCCCGGAGGACATGAAAGCCTATTTGTCTAATTACGGCTTTAACTTTTCCAAGAAGATGTGCGAATGGGCCGTTTCAAAAATGAAGGCTAAAAACGGGAAAATAACACCGATGACGAAAGAAGACGTTGAAGCGTTGTTGAAGAAATACGGAGTAACGCTCGATAAAGACAACGGTTATAACGCTGTATATGTGGCGAACATGTGTCGGGCCGGTTACTACGGCTCATCGATACCAAACGAGCAATACCATGCCCTATTCATAAAGGACTTTATCGACGACCCGAACGGCAGCGAGGAAAAAGCGTTCCGGCATTTCTTTGCTGATTGTATGGACAAAGGGATTGTCATCAACTGGGGAGACCTTATGTAAGATAAGATGTTAAGGCAACAGTTTCACATAGCGGAACTTGATTGGCAGGTTTATGTCTACTATTCTGTTGACAGTTACTATGCAGACGAGATATTGTCAAGAATGAGGCGTATCGGTTGCAGTGAAAAGATGCTCGAAGAAGCCGAATCAAACATGAAGTCAGATCGCATGGACACGGGGGTAACCTACTCCAACTACCTCTATCGCACGACCGTCATGGTGATAGGTCGGGCTTCCAGCGACCGCCAATTCTTCAACTCCTTCACGCACGAGCTGCGACATTTGGAAGACGATCTCGGGAATATGAACGGCATTGAGCACGACGGCGAGGAAATCGCCTATCTGAGCGGCCATATAGCCGAAAGAGTATTCGATTATGTGAAGCTGTTTCTTTGCGATTGTGAATGTTGCAAAGAAGAAATAAAGAAAAGGATCGGAAATGAGACGGGGTAGGATTATAAGCATAACAGAAACCGGCCTCAGCATCATGCTGTGGGCAGTATTAAGACTGGCCCGTATCATCTTGATTATATATTTGTCGAATTCCTAAAAAGAGAAATAGCATGCGAAAAAAACACGTAGCCAAAGCGATGAAAAGTCGTACACCCATCAACCGGCTTTATGGTCTTATACCCAAAGACAAGAAAGCAGAGTTTCAACGTTTCGCCCGTTGCTTCGGCATCACCCCGGACGACATAAAAAGGATTCTTGAAAATGAAAAATGCGACCTTAGACCGAATCATTGAGCAAATGGACGACTTGTGCTATATAGACTTTTGCCTGTTGTTATGGGAGGTTTTTTATTAATATTCAGGTAGTATAAGCCTTTTGCTGGCTTAAAATGTTAAAAGATATAAACTGCCAATATTTTATTGTGCAATATATTTGTTGTACAGAAAAACAAATACAACAAGCCATGACAGACTACCAATTAAAGAAAAGAGCAGCAAGGTTAATAGAGGGAGATGCAACTCGTACAAAGTATAATTATGATGGATTTCAAATGGGTTATGAATGCCTCTCTAACTTTTTACGCGAGATAGCCAAGATAGATTGTTTCGCCGCCAAAGTCGCAGAAACTGTCTATTCAAAAATGTCTCCTTTTAGCTTTCAAGTAGCCCGTATATCTTCAAAACAAGCATGGGTACTTGCTTGTGCCGCAGTTGAAAATAATTTGCATGGCTTGCTCGAAGCTCCAAAAATAGAAGGTCTTGATTTTTAATTATTTAAATAACAAAACAATGAAACGTTACATGATTACAGCCAGTTGCGACCCTTACCACGCAAATACGAAGTATCACGGAGAAGAAGTTATACGTTATGACGGTAAAACACCGATCGAGTGGATTGTCGATGACTTCTTCGGGGCAGGATATACCGAAGAAGATGCTTTGAAAGCATTAGAGGATATAGTTGGCAAAAAAGACTGTTTGTCTTATTACGAAAAAAAATGTTTTTGAAACATGCGGCGAAGAAATACCCGAATGGTTCAACGGAGACGGCTATTATGATGACGAAATGTGTGTCTATAATGTAGGCGATAGAACATATAGAGATGATGTTTTGTATTACAGCATAGAAGAAATGGCGGAGGGCGAGAAATGAGCGAAGAATATTTGAAGTCTGCTCGTGAAGTAATCGGGGATTTTTTAAAAAAAATGAGAGAAAGAAAGGGTCTGAGCCGATATAATGTTGCAAAACGGGCCGGCTGGGAAAGGATAGATCCGGTTGTGAGAATAGAGAATGGTGAAACCTACAATATAGATTCCCTGTTGCGTTATTTACGAGCAACAGATATATACATCTTTTTCTTGGAGAAAAATAAATCTAATCCTAACGAACCTCTCGATGTGGAAAATATGATGCAAGCCATAGATAGGAATGATCCAAAACTTTAAAGATAGCCGGGTAGAATGCCCGGTTATTTTTTTGTCAAAACATTCTCCAAACCTTCAAACTCCCTTTCTACTTCCTCATTCAGAACCTTTGCGTATATTTGAGTTGTTTTTATGTCGGTGTGCCCCATCATCTTTGCAAGGTTCTCTATTTTTACGCCGTTGTTCAGACACCATACGGCAAATGTGTGCCTCCCCATGTGCGAAGTTAGAGTCTTGTCGATGCCGGCATATTCTGCAAGCACTTTCAGCCGGAGGTTGTATGGTTCATTACTGATGACCGGTAAAACGAAGTCGTATTTCTTTAATATCTCAACAGCAGGAGAGAGGAGTACAACGTAAAAATCTTCACCGGTTTTCTTGCGGGCATCGTGTACTATATATTTGCCATTACGTTGAATCACTGTACTAAAATCAAACTTCGCCAATTCTGCATACGCGAATCCCGTGTAACATTGAAACAAGAACAAGTCCCGGACACGGCATATAGAGGCCGAAGCTATCTTGGCATCTTTTATTCGTTGTATTTCCTCGTCGGTAAGGTATTTCCTTATGCTGCTTTTCCCTCGTTCTATCTTTATGCCTTCATACGGGTTCTTCTCCATAAGTTCTGAACGTATCGCATCGTTTATATATGTCTTCATGTACTTATGGTACGAGTGTATCGTTTGTTGCTTATATCCTTTCGAATGTAAACATGTGTCATAGTCTAATACGTTCGCTTTTGTAAGGTCTGAAAAATAGATGATTTTCCCGAAATCATTAAGCGATCGAACCAGCTTCAACTCACTTCTCTTTGTGCTTTCCCGTATATCCGCTCGTTCATGTATCCGTTTCTCCACAAAATCCGTAAAAAGGGCTGAATCCGAAGATTTGTTCTTTAAAAATCTCTCTAACTTGATAAAATCGAAAGACTCCGACTTCTTAATCAACCCGGAAATCCACTCCTGAATACCGTTCATTTGAGCGTCCAGCATTTCATTGAGACTTATCGCCGAGGGTGTATTGACAACCTTGTAACGTTCGTTCCATTGGTCGGAATAAACCTTCACTCCTGTGGAAATGAACTTTCTTTGTCTGTCGCTATATACTTCTATCTGCACAAGACCTTTGTTTTTCTTGGTAGCGACCCTTTTTCGGTCAAAAACGAACCTCAGTTTTGGATAATTCAT